ATTAACTGTAACAACAGGCGGAGCAACTGACCTAGTTTTAAGCACAAATAGTGGTACAGACTCAGGAACAATAACAATTACAGATGGAGCAAATGGTAATATTAATTTTGCACCAAATGGAACAGGTCAAGTCCAAGCCGGAGGAGCCCAATTATCAACAGTAGGAAAAGCTATTGCAATGGCATTAGTTTTCGGTTAAAAGGAATAAGGAGAATAAAAAATTATGGCAACACCTAATTTAGTAAATGTAGCAACAATAACACCCAAGAACGCTATGGGTAATCTTGGCGATACAAATAGAACAACTATGGTAGACGTTACTGCAGAAAACGCTGCCAAAATACAAACAATTTTAATATCTAATACAGACGGCACTAACGCATGTGATGTAACGATTGAAGTAAGCAATGATAATGGAAGTACTTATTATAAAATAGCAAGTACAATTTCTGTTCCAGCTGATTCAACTTTAAGTTTTTTAGATGATGTAGGACCTCTTTGGTTAGATGAAACAGATTTATTAGCCGTTACAGCAGGAACAGCAAGTGATTTATCTTATCACGTTTCTTATGTTGAAATGGCTGACTAATAATTAAGGAGTCTAAAACATGGCAAAAATAATTAAATCAGCTAAAGGTTCATTCACAGCAGCTAGTATAACAGTAGATGGTTCTGGAAGAGTTGTAACAGCTTCTTCAGGAGCAGGTGCAGCAAACATGAAAAATGTTTTAATAAAATCTGGACCCGCTTCAGGGACTTACACTGCTGATCCTTCTGCTACAAAATTTCAAGCCTATTTATTTGGCGGCGGCGGTGGTGGCGGCGGTGGTAATAATCAAAGAGTTGGTGGTACTGGTGGTCAAGGTGGAAGTGGTTTTTATGCTGGATCAGTTTCAGGAGGAACCGGTTATTCTTATGCTATCGGTGGCGGTGGCGGCGGCGGTGCATCTGGTTATACTAACGCTTCGTCTGGTAGTTCCGGTGGAGCTACTAATATTACAAACTTAGCAACGGTTAACGGAGGCGGCGGTGGCGGCGGTGCTCAAGGACAAAGTAACGGAAGCAGTGGTCAAGGTGGAAGTGCACCAGGAGCAGACCATACAGACGTAGTTGCAGGAGCTTTATTGGGCAATAGAGATATATCTAGTGGCGCCAGTGGTGGCCAAGCAGGTTATCATGCTCAAAATCCACCTCAAGGAATCAACGGTAGCAGTGCAGCAGGTGGCGGATTAGTAATTTTTGAAAATGACGGATAAGAATTAAATTATGGCACATATTATTTATACATCAACAAATGAAGTTTATAAAATAGTTGAAACTGATGCTCACAAAGATGCAATAAATGGAATTGAAAATTATAATGCTGTATCTATTTCTGATTCTGATTTTGCTAAAATTAAAAAAAACGAATTACGTGTAGGTAATTACGATGCAGACAATTCTCAACATTCAACAACAGTTGTAGATGTGACAGAGCTTTATAATATAAATTCTCTTTCTTCATATTTAGAAGAAATTAAAAAATTATTAAAAAATTTTTGTGAAGAACCTAGCAATAATTCAAATCTATTATTTACAATTTGTAATAATTATTTATTTTATTTAACTAATGAGTTTAATGTTAATGCACATGACTTTACAGCTACTCCTATATATAGTTGGGAAAAATATTGTGAAGATAATTCAATATCATACATAAACCCTTTACAAATACCTTAATATTTAGTTTACAATTTATCAAAAAAAGATATAAAAGTTGGCATGAAAGACATGTTATTTAACAAGATTGAATTTCTTGCTACAATTGATTATTCGGAACAATTAAAAAATAATAAAAAATTATTACCTGAACCTATAAAATTTTATGTACCTGACTGGTATAAAACTTTAAAACACACTATTCATGAAAAAACAGTAAAAGGTTGTATGCCTTTTTTAGATACATTGACCACTGGGTATGTATTAAAACTTCCTGTAGATTATTATGTAAAACATAATTTTATAAATGAAGGAAAAAGAAAAACAGCTTTTAAATCTTCTGTATCTGAAAGTCCTTTTACTTCATATTTAGAAAATGTAAATATTAACAAAAAATTTGAACCTCATCCAGAACATCAAGTAAAAGATTCTCCTCAAGTTAAAAAAAATTTAAACTTACCAATACATAAATTTTTAAACCCTTGGATTATAAAAACACCTCCCGGTTATTCTTGTTTATTTTTACCCCCAATGAATAATACTGATGACAGGTTTTCTATACTTCCGGGTATAGTTGATACAGATGTTTTTAAAAACGAAATAAATTTTCCTTTTATTTTAAATGGAGATAAATACCCTACATTAGAAACAACTATTAAAATGGGTACTCCTTATGTTCAAGTAATACCTTTTAAAAAAGAAGACTGGAAAATGAAAATAAATTTTATAAAAGATAAAACTCTTATAAAAAATAGAATAAGTTTTTTTCAAAACATAATAGATAACTATAAAAATAAAGTATGGAAAAAAAAGAAATGGATTTAAAACCATCGTCTACTATACAGGAATATATACATATTACTGATAATGTTGTTTTAGAAAAAAATTTAGATGTTTTTCTAAAAATATGTAAAGAACGTAAAGAATTTAAAGAGGGTTGTATTACGGTAGAAAAAAACAAATTAATAAAAAATAAAAATATAAGAGACGTAAAAATTTGGTACCCAAATAATACAAATAGTTCTATGACAGAAACACATTGGACTGGATTTTTAATTAATATGTTTACCACTAATTTAAATAATTATGCTGAAAGTATGAATCACAGTTTTCGTATTAACGACATACAGATATTAAAATATACAGTTGGAGGTCATTATAAATTTCATACTGACATGGGTCCTTCAAATCCTAGAAGTGTAAGTTTAATTTATTTTGTTAACTCTGACTATGAAGGTGGAGATTTGTGCTTTAAAGATATAAAAAATAATGAAGAATTAATAGTAAAAAAGAAAAAGAATAGGTTAGTAATATGGCCTAGTAATTTTATGTATCCACATTCGGTTAAACCAGTTATAAAAGGAACAAGGTATTCGGTCGTATCATGGGCAAACTAAAAGATTATAAAATAATAAAAAATTTTCTGAACAAAAACGAAATAAATTTACTAGCAAAATATTGTGAAATTTCTCATAAAAATAATTTGCACAATTTTGATGCAAATATTAATACCGCAGATACTTTTTTTTATGGAGATTATTTAACAGAATCATTACTTTTAAATAAAAAAATTATTGTAGAAAAAGAAAGCGATACAAAATTACTTCCTACATATAGTTATTGGAGAATGTATACAAAATATGCTAATCTAAAAAAACATAGAGATAGACCTTCATGTGAAATATCAGTTACAGTTTCAATAGCTAACGACGGAATAGATTGGCCTTTTTTTATAGGCAATAAAAAAATTATTTTAAAACCAGGAGAAGCTGTTATATATAAAGGCTGTGATATAGTACATCATAGAAAAGAGTTATTAGGAGATTACCAAACACAGTTTTTTTTGCATTACGTTGATGCGAACGGACCGAACAAAGAATGGTATCTTGATAAAAGAAAGTATTGGGGATTAGGAGCAGTAAATGGTGTTTAATCAAAAAAAAGATGGGTCTTGTGATATAGAATTTACTAAAGAAGAATTGAAAATAATTTCAAAACATAAAAAAATATTTTTAAGTGCCGAAGGACTTCGTCATTTTGGAAATGCTTTAATAAAAATTGTAGCAGAATGGAATATGAATTTTAATGAAAATGTAAAGGAATTAATGACTGATGACAAAACTATAGTTAAAGGTCAAGAACCTAAAAATACGGATGATTAGTGTAATTAATAATTTTTTAGATAACGATGAATTTTTTGAAATTAAAAAATTACTTTCGAGTAAAAAATTTCCATATTTTTTAACACAAAATTCTAAAGTATTGGTTCACCCTATAATTGATAAAACAGAATACAGTTTATTTTTAGAACCTTTAATTTCAAAATTAAGTAAAAAATTAAAAGTTAAAACTATTATAAGTTCAGAAACTTATTTAATTATTAAAGATAAAGAAAACGTTTCTTTAAATATAGGAAAAAAAGACCCTTACGATATATCTTTAAATGATGATTCTTTAACTTCTCTTTTATATATAAATTCTAATAACGGTTATACACAAATTTTAGGTAAAGATAAAATAGACCCTGTTCAAAATAGACTTTTAACTTTTTCCTCTAATATTTCTTATGAAGAAACCACGCCTACAAAAGAATCTTTTAAATCAGTTATAAAACTAATCTATTCTATATAAAATGCCTAAATCATTAATTTTTAATCAATGTATTTTACATGATGAATTTGTTAATTTAAAAGTAGATAATCAAATTTATAAAACACTTTTAAAGGAAGAAAAAAATAATTTTAATCATCCTCATGTGCATCCTCGTTCTAATTTTTCTGGAATATATTATTTAAAAGTTCCAAAAAAAGGTGGAGAATTAATTTTTTTAGAAAATGATAAACGTTCTATGAGTGATCTATTTAGTTTTATAGACTCAGAAGAATTCTATAGTGAGTATTATATTTATCCCAAAAAAGGTTTGTTTTTACTATTTCCTTCTTCTTTATCTCATATGGTCAAACCTCATATTGAAAATACAGATAGAATTTCAGTAGCTTTTAATATAACTTTGGTTTAAAATATTGGCTCTTTCCTTCTTTATATATTTAATATATAAGATAAATTAGATATATAAGGATTTAATATGTTACAAAAGATAGGTTTCCAGCCAGGTATAAATAAACAAATTTCAGAAACTACAGCTGAAGGTCAGTGGGTAGACTGCGATAATGTTAGATTTAGATATGGAACACCTGAAAAAATAGGTGGTTGGAAGCAATTAGGTACAGATAGTTTAACAGGAGCCGCAAGAGGTCTTCATCATTATGTAAATAGTTTGGGTAGAAAGTATGCTATTATAGGGACTAACTCTATTTTATACGCTTATTCAGGCGGTGTATTTTATGATATACATCCTATCAAATCAACAACTACACTTACAAATGCTTTTAGCACAACTAATGGATCACCCACTGTTACCATAACTTACCCTTCAGCACATAATATTCAAGAAGATGATATTATTCTTTTAGATAATTTTACAGCTATAACTAATTCAAACTTTAGTGCATCTGACTTTGATGACAAAAAATTTATGGTAACAAGTGTACCATCAACTACAACTTTAACTATTACAATGCCTTCTAATGAAACAGGAAGTGGTGCAACAACATCTGGTGGTATTAGAGTTCAACATTACTATCACATTGGACCAGCAGTACAGGCAAAAGGTTTTGGTTATGGGTTAGGGTCTTGGGGCGGAGAAGATGCAGGAGCAGTAACAACAACTTTAAATGGTGCGATCAATGCTGCAGTTACTAGTATTACAGTAGCTGACGCTTCACAATTACCGGACTCAGGAACTAATTTTATTATAATAGACTCTGAAGAAATATCTTATACCGGTGTTAGCACTAATACTTTAACAGGATGTACAAGAGGTGTAGCAGGAACAACAGCAGCTTCTCATAGTGATGGTGCAACAGTTACAAACTCGACTGACTATGTTGCGTGGGGCGAAGCAGCATCAGGAGATTTAGTCATTGAACCTGGTATGTGGTCTATAGATAATTTTGGAGATAAAGCTATTTGTTTAATACACAACAGTGCGTGTTTCGAATGGGACTCTTCATTATCAAATGCAACAACAACAAGAGCAACAATTATATCAGGTGCACCAACAGCATCACGTCACATGGTTGTATCTACTCCTGATAGACACTTAGTATTTTA